TCAACCACCCAATCAGCCGCGCTAGTCATATCCGCAGGGATTGATACTTGGTAAATCTTAGAAGGCTTGAAAACAATAAGCCGATTGGCGTAGTAAGGCACAACTGCAACAATCTCCTCGCCGTCACCTCCTCCAACAACAATGCTGTTATTGGATGCCCAGATTGACGCATCCAGAATGTCGGATGCGTAAAGCGTGTTACGCTCTACTCCGCTTCCAACGCCAAAGAGCCTATTGCCACTTGTAACCAGTATTCGCAATGCAGAAGGCGGTGTGCCTACAATTGCGGTAGCCGTAGCACCAGATCCGTCGCCAATGATCGTTACGGTTGGTGCAGTAGAATATCCAGCACCGCTATTGTCTGAAACGGTTACGCCTGTTACTGCGCCTCCAGCCGTTAGGGTAATTAGGGTTGGCGATGCTCCGCCTAGGTCTGGACCAGTAACAGTAGCCGTAGCAGATGTATAGCCAGTGCCAGCGGTTGTGATTGTGATTGCGCGCAGTTTACCGCCCTGCTGTCTTACTGTTGTTCCATCCCAAAACATTAACGGACCTACCCCATCACAGATATATTCCAAGTCGTTGAACTGCGTCATGTTGACCCTGCTGGTTGCGGTATTTGAATATCCAGTTTCCCAAGTCTTGGTTACATCACTCCAAGTTGAAGTTGTGGTTGACCACACATCAAGGGCTGGTTGCAAGCTTGCTGAACCAGTGTTGCTAATCGAACTCAATCTTCCGTTGGCAACAGTAAGCAACTGCTCGTTGGCTGATGTGTCGTAGTAGGCTAACCCACCGACAGATGTAGTCCCGCAGGTTGCGCCAGTAGCAAAATCTACAAATCCGTAACGAGTCTCAATTCTTCCCCTTGGAGAGATGGTCATGTTCTGCATCTCTTGCACTTGATTGTCGGCCAATAGATCGGCCTGTAACCCGCTGGCTTGTCCGCCTGTAAATTGACGTATGCCGTCAAATGCCAACACATCATCAGTTGCGTCTGTGAAATAAGGCATAAAATTTGCCTCCCTTTAAGCTGAAAACATTTCTTCTACTGAAAGCTCTCCAAGACCAACTGGCGTAATTTGTTTGATACCGCCAACCTGACTTAACTCATAATTCGCCATGCTCGCAAGATCCAAGTTCGCGGCTTGCGTAACAACTTGTGCCTTGCCGTATTGACGTTCTCTTTCAAGAGCATCAGCGTGGGTCAAGGCTAAGACAACATGATTAACATGGGGCAAACGCAGTTCATCGTTAATGGCGTTGCTGGACGGTGGAAAATCTACAACGTAGTTGTTTCGGGTTAAGCAGGACAATTTCTCTACCACGCGCAGGACGGTTGTTCCAGCCGTTGCAAGTCTTGGGTAAAGGTCAAGCTCCGCAACTCCAGATGTATTGCGACCAGTAAAGTGATATACCTGGGGATCTCCAGTTCTTGTGTCCTCAAGCAAGTCGGGGTCTTGACTTATAATGGTTGCCAAATCAATCGGATCAACTTCGCTATTGTCGTAAGCAACTGAAAGAGGAGTTTCAACATTTGTGCCAAGCGTAATCGTGCGGCTTGTCCCAACCGAATAGGTGGAGCTAGTTACGCTCTCGCGCCAAGGTGCAAAGTTCCAAACCCTGCGGTAATTCAGAGAGGCAGACTTTTGCAGGAAGGCAAGAGTAGTTGCATCAGTCTTGCCAATCTTCTCACCTGCGTATTGGGCGATTTCGGTTAGGGTCATTTATGCCCCTCTTAATTCAACACGCTCGGCCAAACTGCCTTAATCTCTTCTGGCGTGCTTCCAACAATCTCAGTCTGAGTCACATCACGCAATGCTTGTTTCTGCAACGCAATTTCAGCCTGCTTCTCAGTGTCAGCAGTTTCAACAGCTTTCATAAACTCGATGTCAAGAGAGGCGAGCAAAGGCTTACGAGCCTCACGCCACTTGTCTTTCCAAATTGCTTTGGCTTTATCTGGATTTACAATAATCATTCTTGGTACTCCCATGCATTGCGGAAGGTGCGATCAGATGGGATTTCTGAGGCATCCACTATCTGGAATGGCTTGCCTTCTGGAACGTCTTTGGAGGCACACTCTTCGATTGTGTGAGTTAGCAAATAGTCTGGAGTTGGTGTAATTACGGAAACTCCGCCTTCTGTTGGATAAATTATTTTCTTATTCATAATTTTGTTTCTTATCTGAATACAACAACACTATATCTGTCAGAGTCAATCTGCGCCCCAGTAGAATTAATGCTATTTACTCTAACTGCTGAAGTTGTTTGAGCATTATCGCTATCAATGTTATTGAAAATTCTGGCTTCAAGCCCAGGATCGAAGCCTCCACTAAAAAGTACCGCATAATTAGCATCAGACATAGCCACTGTAAAGTTTACGCCATACTTTCCAGTTGCATGATCCGTAATGCTTGAAACATTGAAGCTGGCCCGTGTTGCAACTGTGCCTGTCCCATTCCAATTCACCCAAGCTCTTGCTACTCTGCTGGCTGCGTTGTCTGCCTGAGTTGAGCTAATCGAAAGCATCGGGAAGGTAATTGAGCCAGCGGCAGGTGTAGTTGAGAATGTTCCAGTTGTCGCTGCTGTAACTCTTCCCTTTGCATCAATAGTTATGAATGGAATTGCAGATGCGCTTCCATACGCTCCAGCGGTTGCTCCAGTTGTTGCAAGCGTTCCTGTCCCTTGGCTAATTGTAAAATCACCAGCAAGAGTAGTGGACAGATTGGTAATAGTTCCAGTTGTGCTGTTTAGTGTTGCTACAGTTCCTGTCGTGCTTCTTAAATTTGTAATTGTGCCAGTAGTGCTGTTAAGGGTTGCGATAGTTCCGCTTGTTACAATTTCTGCTGTTGATGTAGTTGTTCCAGTGGTAAGTGTGGGAATAGTTCCAGTTGTAATCGTGGCTATAGTCGATGTCGTTGTGCCAGCGGTAAGGTTTGGAATCGTACCAGTAGTAATTGTTGCGCTGGTGCTAACTGTGCGATTACCAGTGGCAGTTCCGTAGGTCAATGCGCCAGACAACTGAGCATTAGTGTAAGTCCCATTGGTCAGCGTATCGTTTAATAGCTTTTGAACCGTTACCTTGTTAGCCGCGCCACTGCTTCCAGCATCGGTATCTGCAATAAGAAGCAAGTCAGCCGTGCTTACGGTTGCTGCAATTGCGGCTTGATCTGCAATAACGCCACTATAAATATCCAGCAGTCCGACTATGTTATTTAGCTCTGCGCCTGTTACTTCATCGCCGTCAGCGAACGATTGACCTGTATTAAATTTAGCCATATTAAGCTGTAAACCTCAGTGCGGTTGCGTATAGCGTGCCTGCTGGAGTTGTGCCGTGGGAAACTATATCTGTATTAAGTATTACATATCGAATCGTATCTGCTGATTCAACCCTAAACGAAGGAATGAGCCTTTGAGCCAAGGTAGCGTTTGTTCCTGTGCTTGAGCCAATTGATGTAAGCCCACCAAAGACGATGTCTCCCAAGGCTGCGCCTGTTACCGCAAATGTTCCTGTTGTAACATTTGATCCCGCTGTAGCCGAGTCTAGGTCTTGGAATGTAGAGCCAGTAAACGCTGCCGTGCCAAAGCTGACCTTGGTTATGCTGGGACCAGTAGCACCAATCTCAAGCGTACCAACCGTAGCAAGTCCAGTATTGTTAATTGTCGTTGATTCAATTGTCCCAAGCGTATTTGTGCCAGTCGAAGATGTGAAGCCAGTTGCAAAAGTTGTAACTCCATTGATTCTGGGAATAGTCGCTGAACTAATCGTGGCCGTGCTGATTGTTGCCGTTCCAATCGTAGCCGTGCCAGTAGTAGCGGAGATGCTGGAACTGAATGTGGCAACGCCTGTAACGCCTAGGCTGGAGGACAAGGTAACCGCACCAGTAACAGCCAAGCTGGAGGACAAGGTAGTTGCCCCAGCCGCATTAAGCGTGCCAGTTGAGCGCACGCCTGCGGTGGACAGTTCTAAGGCCGAGGAGGTGTTGTCGCCATCCGTAATAACCTGTAGCGTGCCATCCAAGCCACCAATAAGGTTGGTCTTGAGCAACTGCGGGTAACTACTCTGGATCGTCTGTGTTCCAAGTGTGGGCATTTATTCTCCTAGTTAGAAAGGCGGTTTTTTAGGACATCCCAGGCCATTGAGCAAGCAAGCCCTATTAGCCCAGCTACAGCCAGAACCTTAGTCCGCAGGTGTTCTAGCGCACCTAATCTATTAGCAACATCCCCGTGGAAAGCAAGTGACCTTTCGATCATAGAGATAAGTGTCATCTGGCGTTCTTCCATCCTAGCAAGTCGCTCTGATACGCTGGCAACTTTGTCCCTAAGATCCGAAACTTCATCAAGACTCACGACCTTTACCCTCCAGATACTTTAACGCTACGGCAAGGTGGACAACCGCATCCGTTACCTCGTCCCGATCTCGACCTTCCTCTACAATCCGCTTGATGCTTCTGTTGACAGAGAGGAGATGCTTTACCTTGCCAATGTACTTCGTCTCCTTGACCATGTTGTTGTTCTCCACGGCAAACTTTAACGCCTCCTTGAAACAAGCGTATTCCTGCCCCGTCATTAAGAAACGCAAACTCAAATTGGTCAGCCACATGGCGATGCGCTTCATTTGACATTACCAGCGTCCGTGGCTGCTCCCATGTCGGAATAGCGAGGCAGTACATTATTGTTATCTACTGGCTTTGGCGAGCAGGAGCAGAGCAAGAGGGTTAGGAGGAGGAGGGGCATTGGGCGGCGGTGATGGTTAACTTCCAACGAAAATAAGTGATGCAGGTTGATTAAAAAAATCAAACCAATTTCCTTGATCTGGAAAGTAGTTTGTTGTTTGGCCTGATGTTGTATTGTAAGCAACCACAAAACTATTATCTCCAAGCAATTCCCATCTGCTTCCACTCCAAACTAGCTTATAGTCACCATAATCCCCAAAATATCCTATGTCTTGTTTTCCGAATTGCGCTCCATCTTCAACGAAAATTGGAAACCCTGCTCCTCCAGATTGAAGAGTAATCATATTTGTTGTTGCGGTTGGAAGTCCGCTGGGTGGAGGTGCGGGTGTTGATCCTCTCCGCCTAGAAATCTTCCTATTGATTGGAAGTGGGCAAGCTGTTGAGTATAGAGGCACAATTTACCTCTAGCTTAATACTGTAACTCTAGCTGTTCCTGCTGTACCAAATATGCCGCCAATAAGCCCTGTATAGTTCATTGGAACCTCGTAATACTCGCCACTGCCAATGCTTACAGTGTATGAAGCTGTTGAAGTGGTGGCCGTACCTAAGGTTGCGTATAGCCTGCCAGCACCTTCGTTGAAAATAGTACATCCAAGCCTAGCTGTTGATGAGGTTGCAATTGTTCCGTAGCTGGTGGATGTAAAGTTAGTGGGACCAGTTCCGCCAGTTGTGGCGTTAGGGATGCGCACGCCATCGGCAACATCGGCCTGGAGCGTTGTGACTAACGCCTCTAGCTCGGTTAGGTTGGCATTGATGGAAAGTCCAGTTCCGCCAGAAAGCGGCCCCAAACTCTCAATAATCGTGTTCCATTGTCGTCCCATAAATTATTCCCTTATTTTAACACAATGACTTGTATCCACAAGTTGTTCATATTCCTTGAATTGTAACGCCTTCTGGTGCAACAAAGTCTTCTGGGATGATGCAGCTAAACTTCCAGCCTACTGTTTCCCTAGTGTCCTCTTCGCCTTCGGCAGGTTCAACGCCATCTTTAATTGGCGTTGGAATTATGGTCTGACCATACACTCCATCCCTAGTCCTCGTGTGTTCAGTATCATCCCAATGCTGGAAGTTTGTTGCTTTGAATAATTCAACCAATTCTTGACTCACTTGAGGCGAGTTTATTGTTATTGTTTGTTCATTCATAATTATGGTAATCCTAGTCCTGATCCGAGGGTTGTTGAGTAGAGAGTGTACATTGAAGATGTTTCTGAATCGGTGAGGGCCTTGTTGAACACGATAGATGTATGAATTACGCCTGGGAATGGCTCTAAGGTTACACCTGAATATGCTCCGATTCTAACATTTACAGCTACTGTTGCCCTAGTCGATCCTGCTGCGCTAGTGTCGGAACCATTGTTTTTTCTTATTCTTCTAAAACTTTCGCTCATTCTGGCGCATACAAATTTGCATACACCTGAAGTAATTGCTGGGCCAACAAGGCTAATGAATCCATCTGCTCCTGTTGTGTTTAATCTTGAAGTAGATCCAACCTGAGCAAGTTCAAACTCTCTATTTGTAGTTCTACCGCTTTTTGTTAGCTCTAAAGCAGTAGTTGCAGCAGATGGAGTTGTCACAGAAATAACCGTTAATTCTGGCTGTACTGTTCCAAGTGTAGTATCAATATAATCATCCACACCATCAAAAGTAATTCCACCTGTTCCCCAAGTTGGTCCATTTGTAAGCGTACCATCGAAAGTTCCCAAACCACCAATGCTATACGCTGTCACGCCTGTTCCAGCATTCTGCGTAGATCGCAAAGGCCAAGCGACCATGTTATTGTAAAGGCCAAGGTTCTTCACACCCACAACAAAGTCGTTGATCTGTTGTTGACCAGTTGTATCCGTAACCCCCGCCCTAGCAATATATGCGCTTGCGTCTGCGTCTGGAAGACCTAGCCCTGCGCCTAGGCTTGTTTGGTAGAGCGCGTAAACCGCTGATGTTTGTGAGTCGGTGAGGGCCTTGTTGAAGAGGATGGAGGAGTGGATTGTGCCTTGGAACGAAAGCGACGGCAACGAAGTTGCGCCTATTGTTACTGGATTGCTTGCTTGAGTTAGTGTTCCAGAAGTAGGGGCTAAATCAGATTCATTATTTTTTCTTATTCTATTAACAGATGAACTTGCTCTAGCAATGATCGCTCTTGCTTGCGAGACTGTGTAGGTCAATGGCCCTGAAACAATCGTACCAGCAGAATTTTTGACGACAGATTTTACGGCTAAAGTTGAAAGTTGTTGAAAAATTGAAAATTCGCTGGTTACGCCATCATCTTTTGCAAATTCATACATACTCGCATTTGAACTTGGAGTTGTGAAAGAAAATACTGAAAACTCGGAAAATCCACTCGTAAGAGCTGTAGCAATATATTTAGTTAAGCCGAAAGTAATCCCGCTTGTTCCCCAGGTAGGCCCATTGGTCAACGTCCCATTGTAAACTCCCAACCCACCCAGGCTGTACGCCGTTGTTCCTGTTCCAGCATTCTGCGTAGAACGTAGCGGCCAGCACACCATATTGTTATAAAGACCTAAACTCTTAATACCCCTAACAAAGGTATTGATCTGTGATCTGCCAGTAGCGTCTGTAACGCCAGCAGTAGCAAAATATCTCAACGCATCTGGATCAAATGAATTTGATTCATTTATCTGTGCGCCAAGACCTAATCCTAGTTGTGGCATATAATTAAAATGCAATCAACCGCCAGGGATTGAACCGTGGCGGTATGATTACTTGAATCATTAACCAGCTATATAACCAATTACAGTGCCAGTTCCAGCCGTGTAGCTGTTGAACTCGCCGTAAATGATGTTGCCTGCACCAATCGTAACGCCTGTCAGAGTACCATCGAACTTGCCAGCAATGGTGCTGAACGTGGTATCTGTAAGCATCTGAATGGCCCAATAGCCAGCAGTAGCTGTTCCAGATGTCCCTACGGAGAATCCGTATTGACCTTGGAATTTATCTAATGCGCGGGACATTAGGTGTGCAGCGCGATGCGGTAGCTCACGCCGTTAAGAGTCACGTTCAAGGACGCAGGGGCTGTTGCAACTGTGTTAACAGTGCCACCGCTGGAGCTTGCCGTAAACTCAAGTACGTTTGCAAAAGGCGTACTATTGATGCGAATTGCTCTATTCTTTGCCTTGAATGGACTCCGCTTAAACTCATCACTCATTTTATTTTTCTCCTTAAAGTAGCACGTTTGATGCTATCTGGCGTGTACTGACTTTTGAATCTACTGCCAAGCTTTTGTTCCTGGCGATAGTACCCCTTCATTAAGTTTGTTTGATTGACTCCCAGCGGGTTGTCGAGGGGTTCGCCAACCCCCACTAGGCTCAATCTTTGCGGGACGGTGAATCGTTTAAGGTAACGAGGGACAGAATCCCTTTCGGCCACAGCCTTTTCCAGTTCGACAACTTTCCCATTTCTGGAGTCCTCGTACTGGTAAACAGGCATTAGCTATAGTTTTCCTTATCCGACTCCTCGGCCATCTTCATCATACGGTCTTCTTCGGACTCTTCGGGTTTAGCAGATTCTTCTTCAGATGCTTCAGCCATAGCGTTGTTTACACGCACCATAGCCACACCACCTTCGATTTTCTCCACTACACCTTCCAGTTCCACCATGTCTCCAGCTTCTGGTGTGGCGTTTTCTTCGCCTTCACCTAGCTCGAACATAGAGATCGGCAATTTAACCAATCCTTCTTTCATAGCTGGTTTCTCCTTGGTGGAAGAGGCTGGGGAGGTTTTACCCTCCCCAGCTTTCCGAGGACCCATACCAATGACTAGCATGGTTCCCATTTAATTATTAGCTGTAGTTGGACTTCGCAACGATGACTCGGAAGAACCGAGGATCGAGTTGCTTGGCCGCGTAGAACGTCTTGAAGGACGCAACAACGCGCTGTCCGTAAGGATCGCTCTTATCAGCAGCATCAAGGATCGTGACCTTCGGAGCGAAGGGCGAGCCAGAGGCGGCCAATGAGGACAAGCTAGGAACACCGAACGCGCCACCACCGAGGAGGACGTTTGCATAACCAGTGTTAACACCGACTGTTCCTACGCTGTTTTCAGCGATACCAGAGGCGGAGGTATTGAAGGTCTGGACGTTGGTCGAAGAGATGACCGACACGCCAAACAATTTACCAGTCTCACCTTTGAAGATTTGGTCGGGGGCCGAGTAGCTCGAAACCTTCAACCAATCATCGTCCTGCTGTAGATCACGGATAACGGCAGGATGCGCGACAAGCGCGTAGCCGTCCTTGATCTTAGGAGCGCGGGCGATGAACAACGAAGTCGCACCATCGAGTAGATCGGTGGCGGTCATTGCGCTGTTAGCAACTGAACCAGTAGCCCAGGTCGTGCCGTTAGTCGTGTTCTGAGCATAACGGTTGTACGATTTGGTGGCTACGCCAGTACCAGTGCTGGTCGAGGAATCCTGCACCAACGCGCGGTGACAGAGTGTGTCAGCGTGGAGGGCGGCATCTTCGCCAAGTTGTTTGGTGGCCTGCGCCAAGTGCGAGAACAATTCGGTTGCGAGAACAACATCCGTTAGGATGATCTTGCTTCCGTATTGGACAAGCGTGGCTTCGACTGAGGACAACGTGAGATCACGCTCGTCACCAGAGGATGGGGTTGTTCCTTCCGACAAGGCGGAGATAGCGGTGATGCTAGGGTCGCCAAAGCGGAAAAACCTAATGGTTTTGTTTCCGCCAGTTTTGGTCGGGTAGGGGGCTTTCATTGCGAATTGCTCCATTTGGAGCAATGGGATTGCACGTTCCAATAACGCCTTCGAGAAGTACGTCTGGAACTGTGCGCTGACTGAACCAGTAGTTACCATATAATTAAGTATCCTTGTTTGTTATGACTACTCAACCTCTGTCAACTTCGCTTGCCATTTTCATCAATTCACGTTCTTGCTCATCGAGCGTTAGTTCGTGAAAAGCTTTAGTCTTGGCAGGACCTTTGGGTTGTCCAGACGCTGGAGTAGTCGCTTTTCTGAGTTGAGAAAGTTCTTTCTCATACTCTGCAACCTTTTTCGACAAATCGGAGGCGGACTCCGCTTGGAGCTTCACCTTGGCAATTCCAACCGCATCCTTGATCCCCGCTGGGTAGTTACGCAGGATGGCGTGGTTTTGCAACATTTCCGATACGGCTTTATAGAGAGTGCTGTTTGAATCTTTAAGTTCAGGATTTGCCTCCACTTCATCAAGCAAATTTTTATCCCACGCAGACTTTAGTTCTGCTTGAGTCTTTTGCTCGACTTCTTTCCTATCCTCAACTTCGATGTCACCAGCCTTTTGTTCGGCAAGTTTTGCAAGATCGTCACGGCCTTCATCACGGTAGCTCTTTGCTGCTTCCCTGTAATCTTCCGCGCTAAACTTGCGACTTCCCGATTT